TCGCCAGAAGCAGGATTCACCCTGACAGGCTCGTTCGCCGGTTCGGCCAGCTGTGCCTCAAGACGCTGTTTTTCCTCGAGACGCTTCGCCCTCTTGGCAAGCCCGTCCATCTCGTCCATCATCTTGTCGTACTGTGCCTGCTCCTCGGCGCTGAAGTCGCGCCCTTCGGCCTCGGCTGTGTCGATCAACGCCTTTGCTTGCTCCCAGATGTTGCCTCTTTTTTCCAAAAGTTCCTTTACGTTCATGTTAAGAATACCTCCTTTTTGATTTCTAGCTCCGCTTTGCGACGGAGCATTTTCGCTTTCACTCGCGCCTTTTCGGCACGTTTTTCCGCGTCTCGTTTCTCTTGTTCCTCACGTTGCGCCTTGTACTCCTCGTACACGTCCTGCACACTCCGCACCCCGACGCTTGTAGAGGGGTATGCCGGGTATGTGACGGGCGATACATCGTAGAGCCGCGGAATCTTGATCAGCTTCCTGACGGGTATCTCGCCCGTATCGTCCCATTCTTCGACGCCGCCCTCCATCGAAAACGCAAATGACGACTGGTCGACGTCGCCGCGCCTGAGAAGTTCAACCAGGTCCCTTCCTGCTGCGGTCTTCATGTTCGGATGAAATTCGTACCGGAGACCCTTTCCGTCCTCCCACACTTTCAAGGTGTTGTTTTTCGTCCTCGCTACGATCTGTGACGGGTCGTGGTTGAATAGCGCCCTAATGTCCGGGGCCTCAAGGGCATCCTTGAATGCGCCGGGCAGGATTACCTCCCGGAACCCCCAAAGCTCCTCAGACAGTTCATTGAACCTTGCTGCGTAGCCGGAAACTACAGGTTCGGCGTCATTGTCGCGAAGCTCCAGCGTGGTGTTGATATATCTACGCTCCAGGTTCTGAGGCATTATTATCATCCCCTCCTTTCTTTGTTTGATTCGCTTCCGTGATCGGTATCATATTGCCGTTTATCAAGTAGGCGTCACCGCCTTCTGATTCCGGTATCGGATTCATATTCTCGAGCTCCCGAATGTCATTTGCTGAAAGCCACCCGTCGTTTCGGCCGGTCTTGTAGTACTGCGCCCGGCTCTGGACGTCGCCACGCAGGAGCCCGTCGAGCACGTGTTCCACATAGTATCGCTTCTTGCCTTCCGCACCCAGTAACTGCCGGCGGATCTGCTGCTCCCAGTTCACCGCACGCGGACGAACGCAGTCTTGCACAAACTCGATCGACTGATGTTCGATGTTATTGTTTGTAGATCTTTCTAGTGAAGCGATCTTGTGAGGCGGTACGCCGAAAAATCTGGCTACCTCCTCCACCTGATATTTCCTCGTCTCAAGAAACTGAGCATTGTCGTTTTGAATTGTGGTCTGGTGGAATTTCAAGCCCTGTTCCAGAAACAGTATCCTGTGCTGGTTGCCAAGCCCCTCATACTTTTTTCGGAACGATTCCTGAAAATTTTTCAACGCCTGGTCCGAGAGTTTGCCCGGCAGTTCCACAATCCCCGACGCCACCGCACCATGCGCGAAAAATCCGGCCCCGTATTCCTCGGCCGCGAGTGCCAGCGCGGCGATCTCTCGCGCGTACCGAAGCGGCGGGTATCCGAACAAGCCGTCTCCGAAGCCGCGCAAGTGGAACATCTCGTATGAAAGAAGCGTCCGGGGCGTTTCGTTTGGCACAAACACGTCATAAACGAGAAGCTGTTTACTGGCGTTTCGACGTGGCCTGACGTAGACCGACGGGATCGGCCAAAGCTCCTTCACGCGCCCGGCTCCGTCATAGACTATATCAGCATAAGCGTTCCCGAAAAGCTCCAGCTGCCCTTGCATCACTTTCCGGAAATCAAAGCCGGTCATCTCCGGGTTAGGCTCGTACTGGAGAACGTCGTAAAGGTAATGGTCTCGTGCACGTTCTTTTCCTCGGGGGTCCTTTCGACGATATGTGGGAAGCGGAAGCGATGCGAGAGTGTTGGAAATGAGGTTAACGCAGGCATAGACTGCTGAAACCTTAAGCATGTCGTCTTCTGTGATGTGCAATCCCGACGAGGACAGGTTCCCGCCGCTGAGAAAATCGGTAAGCCATTGAGGCGGATTGGCTATACCGCCCTGTGGAGAAGCTCGTTTGCCGCGCAATGCGTTTATTCGCCGCTTAATCCGTTGTAGTACTCCCAAAACCGCACCTCCTTACAGGGCGATCACGCCTCTGGTTTCATATACCGATTCCTGCGGGTCCTCGGTCTGCTGCCACGCCGCGATGGCGATTATCAGACTCACCGTCGGGTCAATTCGTTCGGTCGCCTTGTTTTTTACCGGCCGGATGTTGTCGTTTGCGTCAGGCGCTATAACTACATTATCCGTCGCCCAACGCAATACCGGATTGCCACCATGACATAAGGACCCCTCAAGCACCCGTCGTTCAAGCTCCTTGCATGCCGGTGACAGCGTCTGATACCCCTGCCGGATCGGTATGACAGCCATCCCGTCCTCCTGTTCGAGTTGTATCGCGAGCTGCGTGGCGTTCCACGGGTCGTATCCGATGACCTGAAGGCCCGGGTATTCCGCCTTAATGTCATTGATTTTCCTGCGTATGAAGCCGTAATCGATCGCATTCCCCGGCGTTGCGGTGATCCACCCTTCGCGCTCCCACTGGGAGAACGGGACACGGTCACGACGTTCTCTCGCGAGCATGTTCTCTTTCGGGATCCACGACCAGTTGAGGATCGCTCCAGTTTCCGGGCAAAAGAGTGATGCGCTCGTGATATCGACCGTGCTCGACAGGTCGAGTCCCAAATAACATGGAGCCCCTTCTGGTATTACCGGCTCGCTACCGCACGCATCCCACTTTTTCATGTCAAGCCACCGCGTTTCCTGTGTGGTCCACTGGTTCAGGTACAGGCGCCGAAAGGTGTTTTGGTATGCCGGGATCTCGAGCGCCTTTTTGCATTCCTGTCGCAGAAACTCTAGTTTTACCGAAACACCCAAGTTCGGGTTCGCCTTTTTCCAAGTCTTCTCACTCGTCCAGTCTTCCTCCGGATCGGCCGAATAAATTACCGGCAAAAACGTCTCGTCCTCCACCATCCCGGCAATTATTTTTTCAGCGTACTCGTGCTGCTCCCAGCAGATGCTGTTTCGGTCGTAACCTGCCGTGGTTATCGCAAGCATGAGCGGCTGTCTCCTCGCTCCCATCGATGTCTGTAAAACGTCCCATAGTTCCCTGTTACGTGCGACATGAAGTTCGTCATAAATGACGGCGTGGGCGTTGAAACCGTGTTTGCTGTATGCCTCGGCGCTGATTGCGTGGTAGAAGCTGTTGGTCTCATAGCAAACAATCCGCTTGGTGGAGTCCAGTATTCTAAGATGCTGCCGCAAAACCGGATCCGACCGGACCATCGTCGCCGCGGCGTTGAAAACGAGTGATGCCTGATCCCTGTCCGCTGCGGCTGAATATATTTCAGCACCTGGCTCCTCGTCCGCGACCAAAAGAAAGAGGGCCAAGGCGGCCGCAAGCTCCGTTTTGCCGTTTTTCCTTGGCACCTCAAGGTATGCTGTCCGGTATTGCCGCAGCCCATCTTTTGGCCGGACTCGCCCGAAGAGTTCCCGGATGAATTTTTTCTGCCATTTCTGCAGTTGGAACGGGTAGCCTGCCCACTCCCCTTTCGTGAACCTGAGCCGAGAAATAAATTCCACGGCCCAGTCGGCCTTTTTTCTGCTGAACACCTCGGATCAGCCCATTCGTTTTTTAAGTTTTTGCTCAAATTCATCAAACACCACTTCCGAAGGGAGTTCCAGACGGGCCCTGCTCGCCGGCGTCAGCCCAAACTCGGCACAAAAGGCCCGGATCTGCTTCAGGCACTGGTTGGCGATTCCAACCTCGGCATGCTGCTGGCTGTATACAAACTTTCTCCCGTCGTTGTCGGTTTTGACCATCCTGAAGGTGGTCCCGTATTTTTTTATGAATTCCTCGGATTGTTTCCACTTCGCATAACTCTGGCAATACGCCGCAAGTGCAGTTCGGTCGACGATCGTCAGAAGGCCAAGCCGGTTCAGTTCTGGCGCCACGCGCGCCCATTCCTTTTTGGCATCGTCGAGCAACCAGTCAGGACATTCCGGGATAGACGGGTCTGGCTCCGGTTCATTTTTTGGGAGAGGACGCT